CGCCGCTGGTGCGGACTTAGAAATCCTCACTGCCCTCATTAACTGCTCCAACCCTCACCGCGCGGCGTAAGTAAGAATCTAAAGGAAAAGGAAGAGAACAATGCCTCAGCCAACTAGCAACCAAGTCCATGTAGACGCCATTCTGACCAACATTTCGGTCGCGTATATGCAGAGGCAGGAAAACTTCATCGCCTCTCGCGTATTCCCGATTGTGCCTGTTGAGAAGCAGTCGGACAAGTATTTCACATACACCAAGAACGACTGGTTCCGTGACGAAGCACAGCGTCGCGCGGACGGTACCGAATCAGCAGGTGGCGGTTACAACATCTCCACAGGCACCTATCAGGCAGACGTTTACGCCTTCCACAAGGACATCGGTGACCAGACTCGCGCAAACGCAGACGCACCAATCAACGTTGACCGCGAAGCCGCAGAATTCGTAACCAGCCGTTTGATGCTCAAGATGGAGACCGAGTTTGTTAACAACTTCTTCTCAGCGAGCGTTTGGGCAAACGAAGTCTCACCATCGGGTAACGATGAGTGGAGCGATTACACCAACAGCGACCCAATGGACGACATTGAAACCGCTAAGGCGGCAATTCTTGGAACCACAGGTTTTGAACCAAACACACTCGTACTTGGTTACGACGTGTTCCGTGTTCTCAAGAACCACCCAGACCTTGTTGACCGTCTCAAGTACACATCCAGCAACACAATCACATCAGACATGATGGCTCGTTTGTTTGACGTTGACCGTGTTCTTGTGGCTAAGGCTGTCAAGGCAACGAACAACGAAGGTGGCACAGGCGCTTACGCTTTCACACACGGCAAGCACGCCCTCCTCTGCTACTCGGCTCCATCGCCGGGCTTGCTCCAACCATCTGCTGGTTACGTCATGTCATGGACAGGCGTTTCTGCAGGACTTGGTGCAACCATCGGTTCCAGCCGACTTCGTATGGACAGCCTTCGCGCTGACCGTATTGAGGCTGAAGTTGCGTTTGACATGAAAGTCATCGCAACCGACCTCGGTTACTTCTGGAACGGCGTAGTCGCCTAATAACCTCTAGAGTTGGGTGTCCGTTCGTCTAGTATGGGCGGACACCAATCTCAGAGCAGAAGGAAAACATCATGTTGCGCAAAGTTACTAAGCGAATCCCTAAAGGGCGTGGAGAGTACCTAGAGTCAGGCACCATCCTTGACGTTTCCTCATTTAGAAACGTGAAGATGCTTGAGTCGGGTCGCTATCTCGGTGAAGTAAGTGCTGAAGAGGCAAAGGCTTATGCTGATGCTCAAAAGCCTGCTGTGAAACCAGCACCAAAGGCAAAAACAACAAAGTCCGTGTCCGTTGAGGACACACCAGTCGTCGGGGAGGATGACAAATGAGTATTTCTAACTACGCAGAATTGAAATTGCTTGACACCCTCGGCAACACTTCGTTCGCTGTCACAACTTGCTATGTGAAGTTGCATCTCGGTGACGCTGGCGAAGATGGCACAGCCTCTCCTGCTACTGAAACAAGCCGTAAGGCTGTCTCTTGGAGTTCGGCTTCTGCTGGTTCTAAGGCTTCCAGCGCTACTTTGTCATGGACAAACGTTGCCGCTACGGAAACCTACACGCACTGGTCAATGTGGGACGCATCAACCTCTGGTAACTGCTTGTGGACTGGCGCTTTGTCAGCATCCGCCGCTGTTACTGCTGGTGACACGTTTGAGATTACATCTCTCACTTTGACACTGGACTAAGGAGGACGTCGCGATGGCGACAAACTTTCCCACCTCTTTAGACGCTCTCAACAATCCTGTCTCAACTGACACTCTGGCTTCGCCAGACCACGCTGTTCAACATTCCGACATCAATGATGCTGTTGAAGCGTTGCAGACAAAGGTTGGCATCAACAGTTCAACCGACACGGCAAGCCTTGACTATAAGGTCGCCAAACGTCCTATAACCACGAACGCGCAGATTGCTTCGTACACGCTTGTTCTTGCCGACGCTGGCAAACTTGTAGAAGTCGGGAATGCGTCTGCGAACACGCTGACTGTTCCTCCTAACTCAAGCGTTGCTTTCCCTGTGGGAACCGTCATTGATGTACTTCAGACTGGTGCTGGTCAAACAACCCTCACAGCCGGTGCTGGTGTCACAATCAATACCGCGATTGGGTTAAAACTTCGTGCTCAATGGTCTCCTGCCTCGCTCATCAAAAGGGCGACTGACACATGGGTTGCTCTTGGTGATTTGAGCGCCTGATGCTTGGTGTCATTGCATCCAGCGCTTACCCCATTCCAACCGTGACGTTGGGCGCGACAACTAACTTCAATCAAGACCGAGCCACGTTAAACGCGACCGTCAATGGGCAAGGTTTAAGCACGACCGTAACTGCTCAATACAGTTCTAACGGTGGGTCAACCTACTCAACAGCCGTCGCGATGACGGGTTCGCCAACCTACGGTTCAACGGCGATGTATGCCAATGTGACTGGTTTGGCTGTAGCGACTGCCTACATTGTCCGAGTCACAGCGACAAACGCTAAAGGTTCAGTTGTTGTTCAAAACAGCAACGGCAACTTCACAACGTGGAGTCTAAAGACATACCTCAACACTAGCGCTGGAGCGTATTCGGTTTCTGTCCCTTCCATCACCCCAACAGGTGGTTCAGCCATTGCCCCAACAATTTACGAGATGCTCATTTATGGAGCAGGTGGTGGTGCAAACTACGCTGGCGGAGGTGGAGGCGGTTACAGGCTTGCTTCTACTAAACTTTCGTCGGTTACTGGAACACAAAACGTAACTGGAACTATTGGTGCTGGCGGTGCTGGCGGTAACGGTGGCGCAGGAACGGGTGGCGCAGGTGCTGGAGGTTCTTCAACTTTAGTTATTGGCGACACCACTTATACGGCAGGTGGCGGTGGTGCTGGTGCACACCCCGGTGCTAGTGGTTCTCCAAGTGGCACTGGTGGTTCCGTTGGGACAGGAACCAATCCAGCCTACGGTGGTGGTAACAACACCTACGGCTACACATACGTCTCTGGCTATGTTCAAGTGATTGTTGGCTACACAAATGGCGCTTGTCAAGCGACTGACAAGTACGGTTTCTGCACTCAATACGAGCAAGTCCCTGTTTACGGAAACGACACAAATCAACCTATCTACACAACGGACGCTGGCTACTACGCAGGAGGTGGAGGTGGTGGCACAGATGGCGCAGGAGCCAATGCTGTGACACAAGGAAGTAACTCCCACAACGGTGGCGCAGGTGGCTCAGGTGGTGGAGCATACGGTCTAAATGGAGGTAATGGTGGAGGTGGTCGTGGAACACAAAGCACTGGTGCAAACGGCTCCGTTGTTGCTGGTGGTGTTGTCGTAGGAACGGGTGGTCAAGGTTGGTTTGGTGCAGGCGTCGCAGGTGGTGTCACCTTTAAGTATTATGGCGTCGCATGATAACCGTTCGCCCTTTCACAATGTCTGTCTTAGACAAAGCCAAGCAGTTCTTTGCGTTGAGCACAATCGCTTCAGACACTTTGGAGATTGTTCGTCGTACCCCTGCAGGCGATGACCCATTCACCGACGCAGACGTTTGGCGCATGGACAACGGTCAACTTATAGTTTCTATGAACCATCCCTTCCACCATCTGCGCAACCTTGTGCTTATTGCCAAGTCAGAGGGCGTTGAGGAAATCATCAACCTTGAGCATTTTGAGAAAATTATTGAGTTTTACGACAGGTCGCCAGACGTCAACACATCAGAAGTTGGCGTGTTTGTGTTCTGCAAGTCCGAGCCGATTTACGACCCTGCTTTGGAATGGCGCTGTGACAATACGCTCTACGGAGCGCGAACCTACGACACGCCTTCGGTCAAGAACCCTCAACTGGTCGGTTCCGTTGATGACATCATCATGTACGAACCTGTGTTGACAGTTCCTGCTCTAGGGCATTTGATTTACATTCATTTCCACAACGACGAGGTTTTAAGACGTGACTTCGTTGACAACGCAGAACTTCCGATAAGCGCGTACACCTTAAGCGAGATGTTCAAAGTGCTTCACGAATGGGCAACAGTTGCTGACGCCCCATTCAACAACACCGACCCAATCTCCAGCGATGCGCGTGGGTTTCTTAACGCCATCGGCTTTGACGAAAGCCTGATAGCAGGTCAAGTAGATATGCAAATTGCCTCGTACTTAAAAGGCAAAACAAACGCACGTCTGCGCCCGACAGGTGTTTTACCTGCTTCACCTGAGTTGCTTCACTTTGTGCGTCAGCGTATGTCGTTTAGTTCGCTCAGTGCGTTGTCTCTTGTCCACCCCGGCTTGGTGGACACGGCTCAAGTTCTACGCGAGGAACAGCGCCAGTTGTATATTGGTATTCACAAGTTCCGTGAGTTCTACAAAGTTGGTCTTGAAATACCTATCAACGACGACGAACGCGTCATTGAGCAAGCCCTGAAAATTGAAATCGCCAATCGTCCGTACATTTTGAATCAACTTAGAATGTTCCGTAACAAACGCGAGGTTCTAGACAGGGTTGCTAATGCTCGTCTATAACGACCTTAATGTTGTTTATTCGTCGGCAACAACGACGTATAACCAGACGTTTATTGTTTTCTCTAGGACGGCGTCTGGGTCTGGTTTTGGCGCGTCATCATCAGTTTGTCTTGTTACAAGGAAACGCACAGCATCTGGTTCAGGCGCAGGAACACAAACCACATCGTTTGTCCATAAGGTTTTCAAGACGGCTTCAGGTTCAGGATTAGGTTCGTCAAGTAACGCAATAGTTCATTCCATCTACCGAAACGCGCAGGGTGCAGGACAGGCGTCAACTGAAGGTACAGCAGTTGGGCTTCACACAAGCCCACGGTCGGCTTCGGGTTCTGGGGCAGGTGCATCTTTGGCAGTCGGGCTTCACACCAGCCCACGAACAGCAACAGGGTCTGGTTCAGGTTCTGGACAGGCGTCTTGCCTTCGTATAGTTCCACGCACTGCTACATCATCAGGTAATGGCACGTCGTCGGCTTCTATTCTTATCAGGCGCGCGCGTAACGCTTCAGGTTCAGGAGTAGGGTCAGGAACAGCCAGCCGTCGCATCTCGCCTTTAAGAAGCGCGTCAGGGCAAGGAGTAGGTGGCAGTTCAACTGCGTCCCGTAAATCAACCTTCAAAACAGCGTCGGGGCAAGGGCAAGGGCAAGCCGAAGCAGACGTTTTACACCACCACCATCGTCAGGCAACGGGCGCAGGGACTTCAACCTCAAACAACTCCATAGCCCACTTGGTGTACCGAACAGGGCAAGGCTCAGGGCAAGGCTCAACATCTGGTAACGCTGTCGGCAAACACACCTCTATTCGCATGGCTTCAGGGGCAGGCAACAGTGCGTCCTCAACGGTCTACAAACATTCGGTGTTCAAAACTGCATCAGCGACTGGTGTGGGTGCGTCAGCAACGACGTTTATTCACACCAACATCCGTAGTGCAACTGGCTCTGCAGTTGGTTCGTCGTCGGTAGTCAAAAAGCACATCATCCCACGAAGCGCGACGGGCGCCGGTGTCGGAACTTCAACAACAACGAAACTTCACACCAACAAGCGAACAGCGTCAGGTTCGGGTTCAAGTTCATCGGCGACTTCAATTGCCCACAAGGTCTACCGAAACGCACAGGGCGCAGGTCAAGCCGCAACTGAAGGTACAGCCGTTGGTAGAACCACTAGGTTCCGTACTGCAAGTGGGGCAGGCGTTGGCGCTGGCAACGGAGTCCGTCTTGTTAAGTCAAAGCGTGGAAGCACAGGTGCAGGACTCGGAACTCAAGTAATCGCCTTCAATCGTAGGTTGCCTCGCTCATCTGTTTCGGCTGGCACCGGCGCTGGCAACGGAGTCCGTCTTGTTCGTAGCAAAAGAACAATGGTCGGTGGAGGAGTTGGCGCTTCAGCCACTGAGGGTTTCCGTCGTCTAAACATTGGAAGCAAGACAGCAAGAACGTCACTATCGGGTGGCAACCGTTCTGTCAGCGTTAGTGGGGTTGCCAGAGTGGTTTCAGCGTCTGGTTCTACAATAACAGTTGATGCATCTTAAGGTTGGAGAACAAAATGGCAGACGTAACAATCAAAAGGGGTGACAGGCTTCCAGTTCTTGCACGCCAATTCACGCTTGATGAGGTAGCAATTGACCTGACTGGCTCTACAGTTGTTTTTGATATGTGGAATGCGTCCACAGGAACTCAAGTCATCACGGCAGGAGTTTGTACGATTGTTACCGCCGCGACGGGCGACGTTGAATATCCGTGGACTTCGGCTGACGCAACACTGGCGGCTGGGCAATACCTCGGGGCTTTCACAGCAACCTTCTCAGCCAAAACACTGACGGCGCCGAACAACGGCATGATTGTCATTGAAATCTACGCCGACACAGCGTCTAATTGGTCGTACACAGGTAATCCAAGTGCGCGACCTATTGACATGGTTCGTTTCTTGATTGGCGACACCGACTCCACAAACGCGCAACTAAACGACAACGAAATATCATCGTTACTAACTATCTCGGCAAACATTGCGAACACAGCCGCGGTTTACGCGTGCCGTTCGCTGGCAACCAAATACGCATCAAAAGCCGACTACTCACGTTCGGTTGGAGGTCTTTCAATCTCAACGCAATATGGCGCGACGGCTGACCGATACTTAAAATTGGCGGCAACACTTGAGGCGCAGAACGCGGAGCAAGACCCACCAGTCCCAACGGTGTCTGCTGACGCTTTGGGTTCCTTCCGCTTCTCAGTTGACATGGACAAGTACCGTTGACCATTGAGTCCGTTTTCCTTGACCTGATGCCTTCAACGGTGACGTGGTACTCACAAACGACCCGTGACGCCTACGGTAAAGACACATGGTCTGGAACTGCCAATAAACAACGCTGTCGCATTGAAAAGAGCAAAGGGCTGACAAACACGGACGACGGACAGTCCGTTGACGAAGATGGAACTGTTTATTTCTATGGCGTGAGCACTATCGGCATTAACGACAAACTGGTGTTGCCTGACGGAAGCACCAGAATTGTCCTGACCATAAACACCCACAATGACGGCGACGGTGCCTTTGTTACAGT